GCACGGTCATACGAAGCCTTACAACCCGCGCTACGATTAAGGACGAAGTGGAAATTATGCAAACTGGAATTGTGAAATGGTTTAACAATGAAAAGGGTTTTGGATTTATTCAACACGCCGGGAAAGATTTTTTTGTTCATTACAAGGAAATTAGAAAAGAGGGCTACAAGACGTTGAAAGAAGGTGAAAGCGTTAAGTTTACTGAAGCTCAATCGGATAAAGGCCGCGTAGCTAAAGACGTTTACCCGAATGACTTGGTTTGATTAGATGTCGGAATAGTAAATTTTATCAATCTTCTCAAGCATCGACTCATGCAAAGATTTTAATTTTTCTCTAGTATTTGCGCACTGACAATCTTTTATCATGCCATTAATTGTACCGTGCGCCGTTCCCAGTAAAAGGCTTGTTTGACACTGGAGGCTATCTCTGGCTTCCAAATGCTTTACAAATTCTTCGTTACCCATTTTATTTTTTCCTTTTGTTATTCGATTACCGGCAAACCTTCCATTGCGAACTCATCGGATGGAAAATCTTTTTCTAAGGCGTGCAAATGGGCAATCGCATCGTCTCTATGCAAAAAAGCCCCCTCTATCTCATCCCAGCCAAAGGTATCTTGGCGAGAAACTATCCATACTCGCATGTTAGTCCGCTCCTCTACTTATCATCTCACTGACTACCCCAATTAAATCCAGGAGAACGTCACGCTTACCTATCTCGCGCCAGTATTTGAAGTCGTGCGAGCCAAGCTCCTTAGAGCATCGAATAGATTCTTCCATCTTTTCGTTAATCTTATTGTGAAACTTGGTAACGGCTTTGTGATATCCTGCCTCAAATGCGTATTTACAGCTCATTTTTTAATCTTCCTTTAACTCGGTTATATTTTGCTAAAAACTTTTGACAAAACTCGGCAAAACTTTCCATCGCTTGCGGGGAAACTTCTGTTTCATCGATTTCTATTGCCTTGCAATCGTAGTTCTCAATATGCAAGTCGTAACCATATTGGGAATTTTTATTTACAGCGACACTAAAATCTTCTGCCATTAAGTCGTATAGCGTTAGATTGCATATTGAAGTCATTTTCCTAGCTCCATCTTCTCGCGTCATTACAAAGTCGTCCTTTTCGTCCATCTGCGCACTTGTATATTATATCGTACCAGGGAATATCTTCCTGTTTTGCAATTGATTTGGCTATTTTCCTAGCCCCTCCGTCAGTTTTTGTCTGTAGTTCAATGCTGCATGTATAGTCTTTTTCGTTGTACTGCATGTAATAAACTGTATTTTTCATTTTTATTTCCCCTTGTTAAGCTGCTAATTTTGTACGTTCTTTGTTTTTCACCTTTTCGCTACCATGCTTTTCCCTGATTTCATCCATTGAATACTTGCCACGACCACGCGATTTGTAATCCGCTGGCCTGAAATACCAAAGTTTCTTTTTTGGTGCCCACATAAACCCCGCATTTTTAATTAAATCTTTGTGTGGTCGCGTATCACCATGCAACCATACCCACGAGCCACAAATTTCTATATCCAGGGAAAGCCCCATAATTGCGTTTAGAGCCGCGCAAATGTCTTCGCCATAGGATGACAAGGACTCATCTTCTTTCGCTTTGCCTGATTCAGATTTCAAAGCTTCATAGGCTTGATTAACTAACTTCATCATCTCTAGCCCAGCTGGGTTTCTATCTGGATGGTATTTTGCCGAAGCTTTTCTGTAAGCCAGCTTTATAACTTCAGGGTTATAGTCGCCAGTAATTGACAAAATACTTATTGCGTCATTTAAGTTCATTTTTTCCATCCTCGTTTCTTGTTAAGTCAGCCTATTATATATCAACAAAATGATATATCAAGTGCTTGATACAAAATAATTGAAAAAAGTTTTGCACAAAGTTATGTACAGATTTTGTGTATAAGTTTTTTTGTGATATGGTATTGCTAATTGATTAAAAACAGGAGTTATTGCCATGATGCCAGTTAAGGACTACTCAGAAGAACACGTCAACAATCATTACAATGGCGTGCCAAGCATGTACGGACGTTTAGTTGATAAACAACAGCGCGAACAGCCAAAATATTGCATGCCTGGCGAAGCTGGCGGCGAGACGAAAGGCGAGAAGCGCAACGAACAAGCGGGCGCTTAATTTCTTTACACTAAAGGAAAAATATAGATGAGGCCGCCCGAATATAAGACAGAATACTGCAAAATTGCTCAGGATATTTTAGCAAATGGAGAGAGCCTGGCTGGTATTTGTGGCGAGCTCGATATATCGCGAACAACTTTGTACAACTGGCGAGACCAGTACCCCGATTTTAAAGATGCTATTGACAGAGGTCTTCAAAAGGCTCAGCGGGAATGGGAAAGGGTTGGAATGGATGGCATAAAAGGAAACTATGACAAGTTTTCATCCTCACCCTGGATTTTTACTATGAAAAACCGATTTCGCGATGATTACAAAGACGACAAAGAACAAAAACCCGTTAGCGATACGATTGTCGATCGCTTGATAGATAGACTGACAGACTAAAAAGGCTTTTATGTCTGATGAAAGACTGATTGAGGTTTTAAAATCCCTTCCTCTATTTGCTGAGAACTTCCTAAAAATAAGAACAAAATCAGGACGAATTGAGCCGTTTATATTTAATCGAGCGCAAGAATATCTTCACCAGCGCCTTGAAAGTCAATTGCAAGTGATGAAGCGAGTAAGAGCGCTCATACTAAAAGGGCGTCAACAAGGATGCTCAACTTACGTGCAAGCAAGAGACTTCCACAAAGTAACAACAAAACGCGGTAAAAAAGCATTCATCCTAACCCATGAAGCAGAAGCTTCAAAAAATCTATTTGAAATGACAAAGCGCTATAACGATGAGCTTCCAGAAGGATTATTGCCAAAACCTGATACATCCAGCGCCAAAGAGCTTAATTTTCGCTCTTTAAATTCAGGTTATGCCGTAGGAACTGCTGGTAATAAATCAGTAGGACGCTCGCAAACTATTCAGTTATTTCACGGCTCAGAAGTTGCTTACTGGCCTAATGCTGAAGACCATGCAAAAGGAATATTGCAAGCGGTTCCTAATGAAGAGGGCACAGAAATAATACTCGAGTCAACGGCAAACGGTATCGGGAACTATTTTTATAACATGTGGATGGCAGCCGTTAGCGGGCAAAGTGACTTTCAAGCCATATTTATACCTTGGTATTGGCAGCCGGAATACAAAGCAGTGAGCAAAGAGCTTGAAGGCGCGCCACTGGTTGATGATGAGGAGGAAATGCTAGCCGAGCATGGTAAGAACGGCCTCACCCGTGAACATCTCTTTTGGAGAAGAAAAAAACTTTTAGAATTCAGTAATGATTATGAAACAGCGCGCGAATTATTCAATGTTGAGTACCCAATGACGGCACTTGATGCGTTTAGAAACCCGGTTGCGGACAGGTTTATTAAAGCTGCTATGATAATAAAGGCAAGAAAAATGCAAGTTTATTCCGATTCGCCCCTGGTTATTGGCGTTGATCCGGCTATTGGAGACCATGATAGGACTGCTATAATAAGGCGTAAAGGTCGATTAGCTTACAAGCAAGAAACGCATTTTAATCTAAATACAATGGAGCTGGTGGGATTAATAAGACGCATTATTGACCGTGAAAACCCTGCAAAAGTATGCATTGACTGCATTGGAATCGGCGCCGGAATTGTCGATAGGCTTTTAGAAATAGGTTACGATGTTGTGGAAGGTGTTAACGTGGCAAGAAGTGCCAATGACAAAAACAAGTTTAAAAACTTACGTGCCGAACTATGGCATGATATGAGAGAATGGCTAGCGCAAGAAATGCCTGTACAAATTCCTGATAGTGACGAGTTGCAAGGGGATTTGACGAGCTTAGGCTACAAGTTTGACAGCTCGGCACGATTACAGATTGAATCTAAAGACGAGTTGCGAAAGCGCGGCATGAAGTCGCCAGATATCGCGGACAGTCTTGCATTAACGTTCTATGTGGGCGATTATTTATCGCAAGGTGGTTATACTCCGAACAAGATACCGGACAAAGCAGCAGGCATGTTTATATGAGCGAAGAGAAGATACAAATAATTAAGCCCTACAAATGCGTAGAATGCGACAACAATACGTTTTTTATTGGCTTAAGTGAGCAAGACAATGAAAAGGTAGCTTTCTGCTCTGAGTGTACAAACATTACACTGAAAGATGGCAAGGCAATCGTTGAGGACAAAAAGAAAAGAACACTGAGTTAAGATAACTCGGCTGTAAAGTAGCGCAAATTGGATTAAATTATCAAGGATTGATATGGCTAAGAAAGCTGAGAAGATAGCTCATGAAGCACGACTTGCTTGCGAGAAATGGCGCGAGTATTTCAAGTGGAATATTGACCAGTATCACATGATGCACACCTTTGTCCTAGGCCAACAATGGACTGATGACGAAGAGGAACTTCTAAAAACATTCAAAAAAGTGCCAATGGTTGCTAATAAACTTGCGACAATGGCCAATCAGCTACTCGGCGAGCAACAACAAAATACCCCGCAATTACAAGTCGTTCCTCTTTCTAATTGCGATCAAGAAGTGGCGCATCTTCGCGAGCTTATCGTAAAAGATATTATGTTTTCAACGGAGGCTAATACTGTTTACCAAGTTGCAGCAGGACAGGCATTTATTGGCGGATTTGGTGCATT